AAAACGTTTGCAGCTTTCACCTGTTTTGTGTTTGCCATGGAACGTGCAAGTGCTCTTGTATATCTTGCTGAGATTCTGTCATAAAGATTATCTTCAACAGCTTCCTCAGTGATTGCAAAACCAAGTGCAATTGTTTCATGTGTGTAACGTGCTGTGAATGTTTCTGTAGCATTGTCATAAACAATTGCTCCACCTTCACTCTTCGTTCTTGCATTACCAAATCCTGATAACATTACCTCTTCTTCGAATGCACGATCTGAAGTTTCTGTCTCAAAGATTTCTGCGTGTTGAGCTTCGTAGCGCCCATACTCCAAGCCGAACAGAGCGTTCAAACCTGGCTCTAACTCTTTAACGAGTTGACTTCTAGATATAGCCATAGTTTAACCTCCTATATGCCTGTGGTATCTCTATACTGATGTTTGTTAATTCTAACAAGAATGTTAGCGTTAGCAGCAGTATAGTCACTGTTCTCGATATCTGTCGATAATGCGACAACAGCGAAATTTGATGCACTGCTAGTTGCAAATGTACCACCATCAATAACAACGTTAGAAATACCTGATGTAGTATCTCCTGCGCTATATGTTGCGATGTTACATGTTGAACCAACCTGTGCTACTCCAGCGTTTGCGTCATCTACTTTGACTTCAAACACCACATCTGGATCTGTGATTACGTTAGCAACGATATCACTTGCTACAATGGCACCTGGATAGTGATTTGAAAAAGTTGGTTTAGACGTTGTTGGGTCTGTGAAAAAGCAACCATTAAAAATACCAATAAGTTCAGCACCAGCAGAAGATCCACGAGAAATTGATCCGTTTGCATTTAATACAACTGGATCACCTTGAAATATTGAATTGGTCTCGTTACTTGCAATTGTCAGCTCTTGTTGGCCTTGACCATTATAAGCTGCACCAAGCATTTGAACGGGACGAAATCCAAAGTTTCCTTGTTGATTTGCCATAGTTCATCTCCTTTGTATTTAAGTATCTTAGGATGGTTTCTTATTGCCACCACCAAAAGATACACGACTTTGCCTATCATTATTCATAGGCATACTAGGATGTTGTTCCCTCAAAGGATCTGTTTCCCAAGCTTCTGTCTGTTGATCAGTAAGTCGCTTGTAATGAGCATTACGCTCATCAACAGTTTCTTGAGGTATTCTTGCCAATAGCAAGTCACCTACACTGATGACACCCTCATAAGCTTTGATGCTTCCGTTATATGCAGAGTAAAGACTTTTATCATGTTCGTCAGCTCTTACTAACTCCCAGCCTTCTCTGAGTCTAGCATTGATATTTTTAGTATCATCCATGCCATTGACACGATGTCGAAGCCATCTTTGCCTATATCCATCAGGACATGGTGGTGCGTCTAGTTGAGACGGTGGCTTCCAAGGTTTTCTTCGTTCCTCAGTTGCCCTTGTTTGTGCACTTCTTGGTGTTTTTTTATCTGTCATGTGTACCTCCTATACGTACTTAGCATATTCACTCAGAGGAACTCCAAGCTTATTTGCTATTTTTACCTGACTAGGACTTAACCTAACAGATTTGCGCCCAGTGGTTGCAGACCTATTTGCAGAAGCGACAGGTTGGGCGATTTTAGCGCTTCTAGTTGTCTGATCCGAGCCTTCAAAAGACTCAGGAAACTTTAATTTTACTCTTTGAGTAAGCTCATTGTAATAGTTATCTGATTCTGTGTCAAATCCTTCTGCCACTAACCCACGATGTATTCTTTGAGCATAATCTGTCATTTCTGGGTCTGACTTAAACCAAGTATTTTTTTCAGCCCAATCAATAGCCTTCTGTGAAGGCTGAGGTCTTTGAGTAATGGGTTGTTGATACGTTTGCTGTTGCGTTTCCAACTCCTTCTGGAAGTTTTCATACTCTTGCTCCTTTTTTTGTTTTGTAACTCTAATTCTTTCTGACTCTAAATCTAATTTTGTAAGTGCCTGTCTTGCCTCTTCTTCTTTAGAATAATCACCTGCTTCTCTTGCAGCAATAAGAGTTTGCCTAGCTAAATCTGCAGCCATTTTGTTTCTAACTTCGCTTTCTGACATATACCCTTTATCTATGTCATAAGCTTTTGATTTAGCTTCAGTTAGCTCTTTTTGAACATTTTGTGCAAATGCTAAAGCGGCTTCACGTTCTCTTTCAGCCTCTCTAACTTTATAAGTTAATTTATCAATTCTTTTTTTTACTTTATCTGAATATTGATCCATTTCTTCAGACTGCTCTTCAGCAACTTCAACATCTGGTTTTAGTGGATCTTTTTCTTCTGTTTTTACTTCTTCATATTTATCAGGTTTTACTGCACCGTGAGACTTGTCTTCTAATTCGATTTCTGCCCCTTCACCTGATACATCTAGATCTACGAGCTTTTCATCTTTTACAGTTTTAAGTTCTGTTTGCATGGTTAACCTCCCATGTTATATAATTGTTAATACGTCCTCAGGTGTTTCAACGGTTCCAAGTATCTCATCATCGTTTAGTAACCTGACCTCTCCTCCTTCAATCTTTAATCTTGATCCTGCGTATCTGCCAAACACGACCCAATCACCTTGTTTACACCAAGGTCCATTAGGAAACTTTTCTTTATCTTTATATGCATCAGCACCTGTATCTAGCACAAGAGCGACTGATGCTGTCAATTGTGAATCTTCTATAGTTTTATCGGTAAGTAAAACTCCACCTTTAGTTTGTTGCTTTGCTTTAAATGGTAATACCAATATACGCCACCCGACTGGCTTTGGTAATTTTTGTAATTCTGTTCTATCTGCCTTTACACCCTCATTAGGATTATTATATTTTTCCATAATGTGATCTGGCACATATAAAGTTTTAGTCATCTATTTTCTCCTCTTCATCCAGCAGGCGAGAAAGCTCCTGTTGGCATATGTTTAACATATGTAATTTACCTTGAATATACTTATATTCTTCGAAACTTTCAACCCCCTGCGTAAAAGCGTCAAAGAGTTGTTCAGAATATAATTTTAATTGTTTTTGATACTCGTATAAAACCCTAGTGCTCATTGTAAGCTATTTATACCAGGGCAAACTTTTTCAAATCTTTTATAGTCTTCTTTTTTTGAAGTAAACCATGTTTGCTCAGTGCTTCCATTCACACTGAAACCACGAGTTTTTAATTTTACCATCATTTTACTTACAGCTTCTCTAACTGATTCTAATTTAAAATCATCGCCAAACATAACACCATCAGGTTTTAGTTTTGGCCACCAGTTTTCAATGTCTTCAATTACTGCTTCATGTTCATGTGCGCCGTCAACCATTATGTAATCAATTGATTCATCTTCAAATTTGTCTAAAATTTCTTTGCTATCAGATCTACCCTGACAAGGAATTACCATTTCTCTGCCTATAAAAAATTTAAGATTTTCTTTAAACATAAATAAAAAATCTTTAGGTAAATTAAGATTAACATGCTCAGAAGAACCTTCAAATGTATCTATACAATAAATAGTTACATCACACCTATCGGCGTTATATAAAGATGTGGCTAAGTAATTTGTAGATCTGCCTAGAAATGATCCTATCTCTACTATCTTACCATTTTTAGGTATTTCATCTACAATTTGATCATAAGCTTCGGCGTAGTTAAACCAGCCTGGTATTTTGTAATAAGTTTGTTTCATAGTTAAGTGCCTTTTTTATTTGTCTTAACTATTTGTATATTTTTAGGTGGGATTTTCAACCCTTGTGATTGTGGCCCTTTCTTTGGAGGCACTGTCTTCGTCAGTTTTTTCATTTTTACAAGTGCATCCTACGCACCCACACCAAATACAAGATTGTGTGCAATGACATGGACAATCGCATTTCATGCATACTCCCATTATTTTTTCTTTGAAATCATACCCTTGATACCAGGTGCCGCCCTAACCCCCAGACTGACACTGCAGGCTAAATATAAGAGATGGGTATAATACTCCGGCAAACTTTCTAAAATTTGAAACCCACGTTCTATGTGTGGTTGCATAAAAGGCAAGAAAGCACAAATTGCAGGAATCATTAAAGCTAGTAAAACAAACTCGTCTTTCCAGCTCCCGGACATTTGATTGACCGCACTAGCTTCCCACGAAATTTTACCTGCTATTTGCTGCTCTTTGAGGCTCTTCTGTGCCTTTATCTCAGTTAATTTAAGGTCAGCTTTGGCTTTTTTTGTCTCAACGAAGCCTTTGACCGCATCCGTGACCATATTTGCCACTGGACCGACTAAAAAATTCATCATTTTTTCTTTACCCCCTTGATTTTACCTTTGTTTATGCTTGCATAGAACACTTTTGCACCTTCTTTCTTACCATAAGTCTTTGCCATGGCCTTTTTTATCTTTTTACCCTTCTTGTTTAGTGGCATTTTGCCTTTCCAACGCTACTCTAGCTCTTAAATCAGCTAAATCGTAGTCTTTTTGTAATTTCATAGCGTCTAAATCTTGTTTATATTCAAATTGATTCTCTCTTAGCCCTTGTTGTTCACCTTGTTGTTGGGCTTTTAACTCTAGGTCCTGTTGTCTAAGCTGTAATTCTTGTTGTTTTAGTAAAACTAGAGGGTCAACATTTTGTTCTTGCATAGCCTCTGCCTCTTCAGCGACCATTGTTTCTGTAATTTTCATAATTTGCTCATCAATTAACATTTGTCTGTTAGCTTGTAGAGCCTGAATCTCTTGCGGAGGTATCTGATCGCCAAATTGTTTACGCAATTTTTCTGCCTCTTCAATCAAAGCTTTATCTACAACTTGACTTGCTAACATAGATACGTGTTGATTAATGTGTGAAACTAGATTTACAATTGCCATGGGATTAGTTTTTACTAAGGCAGAAGACATAAATGTTCTATGTGTTTTTATATGTAAATCGTGACTTTGTTCCATAAAAGCTTGTAAGGGTTGACCCATTAAAACGACACTATGTTCTTGTGCAGGATCTTTTGGTTGTGGTCCTTGAGGTACAGGCAAAACTTGTTCAATGTCTTTGACACCTAAAGCGATATACATTCTACGATATGCCTCATAAAGATTATGCATTTGTGGATTAGACTGCGCTAATTGTAATTGATTTTGTGCCAACGTTACTCGTTGAGACATAGAGAAAATATTTGGATCTGATACAGGTAAGATGTCTATGTTGTCATCAAAGTCCAACATCTTAATTTGTCTTGGACCACCAGCCACATTGTAAGGGTACAATGGTGGTAAGACTTGTTTAAATATTTTAGCTAGTAAATTAAATTCTTTTTTCTGTGCATAGTGTAACCTTTTGTGAACAGCAGACATTACCTTCGTGCCTCTTTCCATGAGAGCCATGGTTGTGCCAACAGGAGTTTGTGAGCTACCTATTTCTGATAGTTGCATATCTGCGACTGCTGCAAACTGCTTACCTGCGTCTACACAAAAACCAAGTAAACCAAATAGTGTCTGATCTGGACCCTTATAAGGTAATGGCATGAGTGCTTCTCTGATAATACCATTCGGTGCATCTACATCTCTAAACTCACCTGGTTGTAAAGGTTGATCGTCATCACGTATTCTAAGTCCACGTGATTTAAAACCTGCTGGTAAATTAGATAATGTTCCAGCGTCTAATAATTGTCTAAGTGCAGTAGTGGCAGTTCTTGTTAAACCACCAATCATGTGTATTAAACCAAAACCATAAAACCCTAAGCCTGGTAAAAATTTGTAATGTACAAAGTATTCATTCTTTTTTCTTAATAAGTCGTCTTGATTATAGTTTCTATAAACAGATAAAACCTTATTTGATCCTCTATCTATTGTAATTATATAAGGTAATTTTATACCAGAAGGCTGACCGTCTTTGGGATTAATGTCTTCAAAGCCCTCTATATCTAAATCAACATGCATTTCTAAAAGCTCAGTCATGTCATCAGAACTGTAATCGTTTGGTCTTTCGCCGTCTATTTCGTTTTTCTTCTCCTGTATGTCTGAAGCTTCATACCCTTCATAAGAGTTTATATCTATATCTCTATAAAAACCTGAAACTTGTTTTTTTCGTAAATCATTAAAAGATAATTTTACTATTTGTGTTATCCGATCACAGCTATCTAAGTCAGATGCTCCATAGGGGACAATAACATCCTCTGCTGGAATGAACTTAGATGTTGCTCTACCTAATACTTCATCAAAATATATTTTTTTAAAAGCACTACCTGATAATGGTAATTGAAATAATAGTTGGTCCATCTCTGGATTATAGTCTTCCATAACATGAGTTATTTCATAATTCATGTAGTCCTTTACACGCTCTGCTGCTTGTTGTAGTTGTTCTGAGTTTGCACCTACAACTTGCGTTCTAACAGGACCGTCACTAGGAAGTAACTCAACATAAGCCATGGCTTGAAATTGAGTAACTGCTTGAGCTAACATAGGGTGATTTACACTAGACGCTCCTCTAAAAGGTCTAGTTCGCTCTTCATATTTAAAACCTAAAAGGTCTAATCCTTTTGTATATCCTTGTTCCCACTCTTCCCTAGAGCTTTTATCATTTTCAAATTTTTCTAATAAATCATTTGATAAAGATTGTAAGTAACCTTCATCTAAAACTTCTGCTAAGTTTGTTAAAAAAGCTACAGGTGGTTTTTCTTCTTCACCTACAGTAGCACTTCCGTCATCCATGATTTCAACCTCAGGAGACTCATCTGTTTGTACTAAATCTACCTCTGTGCCTAAATCTTCTGCTTGTAAATCTTCCCCACCACCAGGTCCAACTGTTTTTGCATCACGTGCCAAATATGGCACATCTGCAGTGCTGTCAAATTTTTCTGCCATTAATAATCACCATAAATATCTGTAATAGAAACTAACCTATCATCTGGCATAATTCCACCTTTCTTTTTCTTAAACAAGTACATAGGCTTATCTTTATTACTTTCAGGTAGAACTAAGACATTCATTTTAACTCTTTGTGGGTTGAACTCTTCAATAATAATTGTGGCATTCTCTGCTCTATCTGCATCACCTAAAGGCACGAGGTCAAATTTTTGATCTATTACATCTCCTTGCTTAACATTAACAAAATACTCCATGGTTTGACCTGGTGCTATTTCTCTTCTAAACACTACTTCATTAGGTCCATAGTCTTTTGCAACTCTTAATATATCTTCACTCAGAAATGACGCATTAAAACCCTCTGGTGGTTTAGAGGGTCCTAGATCTCCTCTTTTAATTGTCATGTCTGGATCAATTTCTGTTTCTTTTAAGACTTGAAATTCACCATCTACACCTTTGTTTAAAAATCTAAGTCCTAGTGATCCTTTTGTGCTATCTACAACGAATTCTTCTTGAACTGTGCCACCATATTTTTTTGCTATATTTTTAAGTTGTTGAACTCCAACCTTGTCATATAAATTTCTAAACTTCTTTTTTGCATCTTCACTTTCTTTACCCCATCTAGCGTTAGCACCTACATCTGCAGGCATAATTGCAATTTTATTTATACCTCTATTTTCAGCGTCTTTAATAACTGCTTTTAAAATTGCGTCTACATAATCTGCTTGATTATTTAATGGTGTGGGTGGAAATGTTTTTACATTCTTCATGCTAGAATAACCATCTCCGCTTATATATCTTTCTAACTCAGCACGATCACTAACATCAGGCACTTTTACACCTTTGGCTAACAGTTCATATTCATTAGCTCTATTTAAATCTAGAAGTTGATTTAATACCTGTTTTTGCTGTTCTTCTAAGTTCCTTATCATCATTAAAAATTCTGGATTCTCTCGTCTTGCTCCTTGCATGGCTAAATCACGGATCTGTGACTGTAAGTCTTCTAGTTGTTTGTTTAAGATTGGCACTAACTCAGCACCAGCATCATTAGGGTAAGGTTTTATTAATTTGCTTTCTTGTAATTTCAAAAGTGTGGGTAACTTACTATTAACCTCTGCTAGCCGCTCATTGGCTGTTTGAATGTCGTAAGCACTCTCTGCTCTTTGTAATTTTTCTTCTGCTTTAACTTTTTGAATATTTAATCTTTCTATTTCTGCATTTAAAAGCTCTTGTTCTTTTCTAACTTGCGTTAGATAATCAGTCTGCATTTCTTGTATAACAGCAACATTATCACCGGCAGAATTTTTATAGGTGCCTACTCTTCCAAAAGCTAAGACATTCTTTTCTTGAAAGTGTGAACTGTTTACAAACTCATCACCTGTTTGTTGTCCCGGTAATGTGCCTGCCTCTATAACTACTTCTCTATAATCTTCACCTGCTTTATCCATTCTAGCTGATCCGACATTTTTATGCCTTGGACTACCCATATAACTGTCATAAGCAGGATCACCTGTTTCAGAACCTTTAATTTTTATTTTTAGATTCGATATTGGATTATCTTCTAAAACCTCAAGAAGTTTTTGTTTAGATATTTTTTGATTTGGAAAATATTTTTCATAATCTTTTAAATACTGAAATATACCAGAGTCTACTATTTCTGAAGTAGGAGCTTTGTTTGTTCCGCCCTGTAGTTCATTAATCCAGTCTTGAGGTCTTGCTTGATTTGTTTTGGAATTAGATAATTTTTCTAAGGTAAAAGATTGTAGAGGGAAGTCGCTTTTTGCTACAGGTGAAACTGCGGACATTTCTCCTGTTAAGGGTTTACCAACTTTTTTTGGAGTGAACACACCAAACGCCTCACCAAGACCTTTAAATATTTTTGGTAAGTTTAATGCTTGTAAGTTACCTGACCGCACTGCTTGTTGAAATGCACTGTCACCATCAATAGCAGGATCAGGTGTAAAGTCTTGTTTGTTCATATTTTCTGTAAAGTTTTGACCGCCTATGGCCATACCACCCTTGACCATAGAAACTCCGCCTTTATTAAACAATACAAAGTTTTCTTGCGTTTTTTTTGCACCCTTTTTTGGGATGGGTGTGGTCAATGGTAACTTGTCTGGATTTCTACGTAGTATTTCGTCTGCAACCGTCATGTAAAATTGAGGTTTATAATCTTTAGTCTTACCTTTTTTTGTAAAAACATTAGGGTCACCAACTATTAAAACTTCTCCCGCTTCCTTAAAATCTAAACCACCTGGTGGGCCAACAAAATTTGGATCTAAAAATCTTAATCCTTGAAAAATTTCTTTTTGTTTTGGATTAAAACTTTGCACTGACACCATGCCTCTTTTTTGTAATTCTTCATTAAGGGTTTGATAGATAAAATTTAAATAATCTATCTGCCTTGGATTATCGATGTTAGTTTCGTTTAAAAATTTTGTTAAACTTACATCGAATCCAAAACTGTTTCTAAATTGTGCAATGCTTTTTGGTTTTTGAGTTTGTAATTTTTGTAAAGTTTCTTTTCCCTCAAATTGTTTTAATAATTTTTTAAAAACGTTATCAAAAGTTACTTGATAAACCCTATTATATACTGCAGGCTGCACAAGAATATTATCTGCATCTTGAGCCATGCCAACAAATCTTTCGTCTCTTAAATTTGTCATTATGGGATATATGTGTGCTTTTTGCGGAGCCAAGCTAGAATTTATTAAATCTATTTCTCGATCTGTGTATTTCCCACTTGCTTTTAAGTTTTGTAAAAAGTCACTTAATACTTTTTGGTATCTATCTACTTTTTTCTCTAAGCGTAACCATTGAGAATATTCAGGATATTCTTTTGCTAAATTTGCAACAGTTTTTTCTGTGCTCTCTCCAACAAAGGGCATAACATAATTCTCAACAAATTCTACATTGTTAAGTAAAACTTGTTCCATAACAGGCTCACCAGTTTGTTTATTTATAATTACATTGCCATCTTTATCTAATTTTTTTTTATTTTGTAACATGCCACGATACATATGCGATAAAAAATTTCTCATAGGTGTTGGTAATGTTACCCCTTCAAACTTTGGTCTTCTATAATCTACTTTTTCACCACCTAAAAATTTATCTACTTCATTTATTTCACGTTTTGCTTTTGAAGATGTTATTGGCACAGAGTAATTAACTTTGTCAAAAGAAAATAATCTTGGTGGTATATTTAATTCTTTTTGGTTGTCTCTTAAAAATTGTGTGAACGAATCATAATTAAACATAGGTTCATTGAATTCATTAGTGTACTTAGCTAAATGTTTATCAAAGTTAGTTTTTATTGTATTTAACATAGAGTCAGAGGCTCTAAGACTAGCTAGCATAATATCATAGTCAGCCTTAAATTCTTGCGGTAGAAAACCTTTCCCATCTATTTTGCTTGAATTGGGTATTCCTTCTGTGCTTAATTTTTCAATTAGTTCTTTGATTCCAAATAGCTTTCCTCTTCTATAAAATATTTTAGTTGGAGGTGGTAGTTTATTAGCTTTTCCGGGACCGTTGTTGTAGATAATTCTGTCTAAGCCCCTTGCACTAAGATCTGTAAAGTTTTCAGCCGCTTCAGGATCAGTTTGTCTAATGTATTCTGATAAAGTGTCTAAGTCTGGTCTTTCGCCGTTTTTTTTATAAAATTCTTCCGCCTTAAAATTTAAGTAATTATACTGAGGTTGAGCCTTAGCATCTGGATTAATTTTTTTGTATGAGTTATTAAATGTAACAAAAAATTCTTTAGTCTTACTTCCTGGACTTTGTGGAATCATATACGGATCTATAGTTTTTTTTACTTTATCTAAAAAATTTTCGAAATATTTTGGGTTATTAGTTGGAATATCTGGAAAATTAGTTTGAATGTAGTCTTTTATAGCTCCGTGCGCTCTTGACCTACTTATTTTACCATCTTGAACAAACTTAGGATCTGTTTTAGCGATAGTATCTTCTACTACTGCTTTTGAAGTAGCCTCTCTCCACTTTCTAAATTCTGCGGACATTCTATTTTTTGGTGGTGCACCTGTAAGTAATTTAGAACCTCCTGCACCTGTGCCATCCTCTTTTGCTAATGTGACCCGTGGTTCGGTGACCATGCCTGGTGGTCCCTCTGCACGACCACCTATTGCAGGAACAGGTGAGCCACCAAAAAATTGCTTTACTTGTTGCACTTCAGGTAAATCTGATGTTGACCTTAAAATACTGTTGACGTTCTTTAATCCTATGCCCGCTAATTTTTTTATAGCTACTGGTGGTAACAAAAAGTCTAAAGAGTCAAGTGGTGCTAGTGCTATGGATAATCTATCTTCACTAGTTAGTTGCTCTCCGCTTTTGAGTTTATCAAAGGCTTGTCTCTGGTTGCCATATAGAAACTGTCCTGTACGACTTAGCCCCTCCGTAAAACTTTCACGTTTAAATCCTGCCTGATTTAAAAGGTCCAATGCTTTTGGGTCTTGTAAAATAGAACCCGGTAAATCAAAATCACCCGCATACTTATCAAACTCTGTACCTTGAAAAGCTTGTTGTGTGGCTAGGGATCTTAGTTGTTGATCTTTTTCTATTTGATCTAATGTTTCTTGCTCAGGTGTTAAAAGTTTGTAACCCGCAGCTATAGCTGAGGTTATCGGTTTAAATGTTTCTTGGGAGTAATCAGGTCTTTTAGTTGGATAAACAGCTCTTTCAAAATTGGTATTTTGTGTGGCTCCACCAATTTGCATTTTATATGCAGGGTCGTTTTCAATTACATCATCAAAAGGATTATAAGCCATTAGTAATACTCCGTTTG